CTACTGTCTTTCTAGCATCAGTAGGAGTCGCATACTTAATAGACACTGTATCTTTTGGATTCTCATCCGTATACAGCCTTCTGCCACTGCCCTTGGGCTTTTTACCTGTTCCTTTTTTGGGGTCTCTTTTTCTTTTCATTCTTTCCTGCTTTTTGTAATGCAATAGCAACAGCTTGCTTCTGAGGTCTACCCTCATCCACAAGCTTTGATATATTATCGCTTATTACTTTTCTTGACCTTCCTTTTTTTAGAGGCATACTTTTTTTTACTCGCAGGTGCGCGACTAGTCGTTATTCTAAAATTAGCTCTTGTCATTACCATTTTACTTTATCCGACCACCATGCCGCTGACATTTTACCTTTCTTAATATTTTTAGCGTGTCTAGCTTTAAAAGATTTTCTCTTAGCTTTCATACGAGCAGACTCACCCTTTTTAGGTTTACCTGCTGTACCCTTTAGCGTACCTACTTTCTTTCCTTGTTGACCAAAGCGAATCGTCTTTATCTTGTCGCCTTCTTTAGCAACAACGATGTGCGATTTAGTAGGATGATTGGGAGTTCTTTTAGGTTTGTTGTAACCGCTAACTCCTGCTCGCTTTAGCCGAGAATCTTTAGCGGCTCTAGACATAATAAATATTTACCAGTCAATAATTAAGACTGACCGCCACCAAACATTCTTTTAACATAATCTTGGAAGCCTTCAATCTGGGGATTTTGACTTTGCATCATTAATTTTTTGCCCCTATTTTTTTTAACCATAGCTTTATCTTTGGTAACTTTAGCTTTTTTGGTGTTTTTTCCACCACCCATTTTTTTCATTGTTTCCTTGCCATTACGCATTTGCGTCATCTTCATCGCAGTTGGTTTTTTGACCTTATCTTTATTCATACCGGGCATCGTTCTTTCCTCTTAGTAATAAGTGAATTAAAATTTTCTTCAGTGTAGTTTTTATAGTATCCCTTCCTTGCAATACTATCGGATGATTTAACTAAATGACCTAACCTTTGAACAAATATCTGATAATAGTTGTCATCAGTTATAGCTTCAAAGTGATCTTGATTTACTGCATGAGGTATATCATCAGCGTAGGGATGTGTTCCCATAATCCATAGATCATTAGGAACCGCTACGTTTGATAATATCTCTAGTCTATCTTCA